GCTACAGCTGGCACTAAGCCTATGTCTTACGAGATTTGCGCTTCTTATGAAGAAGAGGATTAATGGGTAGGCCAGAACACTTTCAAGATTTCCTATTCCACTACAATCCGTATAAGGAGATGTGGGCGGCGTTCAAGCGTGAGCACTCCAATGATTACTTCAACGGGGATGCAACCAATGTGGTGTTCTATTACTCCATTAAGGACCTAGTCCGATATATAAACAACCTAGAAGATGGCACAATCACACAAACGGCAGAATAAGCGCCCTAGCTTCAGCAATGGAGTTAAGTGGGCCAATATGCAGAAGGCTAATCTTGAACTGTTAAAGAGGTTGAGTAATGAAGGCTAAGAAGAAAGACGTAGACCCACCTAAAGGGCTTCTTGAGTATATGTCTTCACCTGAACAGATGAGAGCAGCACAAGAGAACGCCAAGAGAATGGCGCATGAACGATGGAAGAAGAGAGCTAGTGGGGGCATTGAACCTGCCTATCCGGAATTGATGTTTGTTGGTACAAGTTCGGCTGCAAAACCAGTTTTTAAATTAGCAAAAAAATCACCATCACTTCTCCAAAATGCGGGCAAATATGTTGTTTCAGCTTTGAACTGGGCGCCAGAGGCTTATGCTGTTGGTGAATCCAATTTTAAAAAAGGAGGCGTAGTAAAAGCCAAGAAGAAAATGATTAAGCGTGCTGATGGCACATACTCAGAGATGGGTCTTTGGGATAACATTAGAGCTAGAAAGGGTAGCGGGAAGAAACCTACTAAGCAGATGCTAGAACAAGAAAAGAAGATTAAACGTGAAAGCTAAAAAAGGAAGAACAGCGCAGTACTACGAGGAGCATCCTGAAGCAGCGGAAAAGCGTCGTGAGTATCAACGTAAATACAACCGCTCTAAAGAGCAGAAAGCGTATCGCGTTGAGCTTAAACGTATTAATCGTCAAGCTGGAACATACGGTAATGGCGACGGTCTAGACTATGACCATGCTGAGAAAAAGATGATGTCCGCAAAGAGAAATCGCTCAAAGCACTAATTCGTATCTTTGTGTAAATTGAATACACAATGGACGAAGATAGAAGAGAATTTTACTTAGGTCTCAAAGAAAAGTTCGATGAGATTAGACAGTATATAGTAGAGAATGACCCAGAAGGTGAGGTCTTCTACATGCTATGTGCTGGAAGGTTTGTTGAAATAGATGAAAAAAACACAGCCTTAGAACTTTCTTTTTCAACGGATTTAGATGACATAGATGAGTTGGACGAAATTTCAGAACATCTTTATACTTCAATAAGCAAAGAGATTAATAAGTCAAACAACATCAATTACTGGATTAATCTGATGGATAGAGGCTCAAATATCAATTAAAATGAACATTATTAGAAAAATCATTATCGGTCAGAACCCGAAAGACGCCCTCGCCTATTTTGTAGGAATGAGAGCTGGTCAGTCAGAAGTATCAGCTATTGAGTTTGATGAGCGCGCTTTAACAAAGCACGGTGTTAAGAGCTACAATATTTACATCCAGAATGAGGAGTCTACCATGTTGTGGAAGCGCATTGAGGATATGCCTGTTACAATTGAATATGACTGCAATTTTGAATGAAACCTTTAAATCATTTTATTGTATACCTGCCGAATAAAACGAAGGATACAATTAAGATTGCCGGAAAGGAGTTATACTTAGCTTCTAAGTTTGATGAATTCGGCAATAGACACACTTCTGGAGAGATAGTAGGTGTTCCAGCTAGACAAGAGACTGGAGCTAAGGTTGGAGATACGCTGTACTTTCACCATCATGTTATTATGAATACGTCATTGCAGCTTGGTGATGACAAGTATATTGTAATGTATGACCCTAAAGGTGAATACGCAAACCACGCTTTAGCGTATAAAAGTTCAGATGGACAAGTTTGTCCATTAGGTGAGTGGGTATTCCTACGAAAAATAGAAAAAGAAGAGCCTAAACAAACCTCAAGTTTAATTATAGTTGAATTAGAAAAGAAAAGCGACACCAAAGGCATTCTTGCTTTTGAATCTGAAGGCACTAAGGAACTCGGTCTTCAGATAGGTGACGTAGTAGGATTCTCTAAAAACTCCGATTATGAGGTAGAAGTAGAGGGTGAGACTATGTACCGTATGCTTTTAAGAGACCTTGTTTATGTCGAGAAAAGGTAAATTTACTACAATTGATGCAGCTCGTAGATTATTAACGTCTACAGAGTCGGCAATAGATAATATCATTGAAGAAATAAAAAAGCCGGTAGATATTGACCTAACCGGTTCTCAGCGCAAAGCGGAATTGCAGTCAATCAAGCAAGCCGTTATTGATGCTCGTGAGTTATTACAGGAAAGACAACGTCTTGAGCAAATGATTAAGGATTTGGAAGACAGTAAGTCAATTGACGACCAATCAGACTTTTCTGGTGGATTCGCTGAAAGATTCTCTAAGTAATGGCTGGATTAAAAGACATTAAGGGATACGATGATTCTGTTATCAATATCTGCCCCAACAACACCGAGGGAGATATAATAGAGATATCTGGACTCTTTATACAGCTTCCGGTTCAACCACCAAAAGAGGAGATATTATTCTACGACAAACCTATCGAAGAGCAACGCTGGCAACGCGAACTAGTTCCTAAGGAGATAGATAGGATGCGCTCTATGGATGAGTGGTCAGAGATGCCTAAGGAGTTCAGAGAAAAACACACAAAATATATTGAATTACAATTCAAATGCAGGCGTGAAGGTCTATGGTTCTATAATAACGGAGTGCCAACATATATAACTGGTCACCACTATATGCTACTCCAGTGGAGCAAGATGGATATCGGTTATGCTAGTTATCTTGAATTTCAGCGTAGGCTGTTCATTCACTTTGCGGCGTGTGAGGCGGACCCTAGGAGTGTAGGTCAAGTTTACGTTAAGTGTAGACGTTCAGGATATACAAATATGTCCGCATCTATATTATCTGACGAAGGAACTCAGGTATCAGACAAGTTATTAGGCGTAATATCTAAGACCGGTAAGGATGCTCAGGAAAACGTATTCATGAAGAAGATTTTCCCCATGTTCCGCAGCTATCCATTCTTTTTTAAGCCAATCCAAGACGGTACAACAAATCCCCGTATGGAGTTAGCTTTCCGTGAACCATCAAAGCGTATCACTAAGTCTAACAAGATATCTAGCAAAGGGGAAGCATTAGATACGGTAATCAATTGGAAAAACACAGTAAACAACGCCTATGACGGTGAAAAACTGCATATTTTATTCTTGGATGAAGCAGGAAAGTATGAAAATCCAATTGATGTAAATGAGTTGTGGCGTATTCACAGAACATGTCTTTTAGTAGGTAAGAAGATTGTAGGAAAAGCAATTGTTGGTTCTACGGTTAACCCGCTTGACAAGGGTGGAGCAAACTTCAGGAAGTTATATAACGATTCAGACCCAACAAAAAGAAACGAAAACGGAAGGACTAAGAGTGGTTTATATAGAATCTTTATACCAGCATATGAAGCCCTTGAGGGTTTTTTTGATTTATATGGTAACCCAATCGTAGAAAATCCGAAGACCGCTGTAATGACAATGGAGGGCGACTTCACTAAGATTGGAGCTAAAACATATTTATCAAACGAAAGAAAGGCTTTGATGGGAGACCCATATGAACTGAACGAGGTCATTCGTCAGTTTCCATGGACAGAAGAGGAGGCGTTCCGTGACTCAACTAAAACGTCACACTTTAACATCTCTAAGGTTTACGAACAAAAGGAGCACAATTCAACGTTATATCCCAGCCCTGTTGTACGTGGAAACTTCATTTGGGCGAATGGACAACAAGACACAAAAGTTATGTTCGCTCCAGATGAAAACGGTAAATGGTATATATCGTGGCTAATGCCGTTCGAAGAATCAAATAAATACGTTATAGAGCAGGGGAAACGTAGCCCGGCAAATAAGCACGTAGGGGTAGGTGGAGTTGACTCTTACGATATTGATTCTACAATGGATGGTCGCGGCTCGAAGGGAGCGTGTCATTTATTTAATAAGTTCAATATGAACTATCCATCTAATATGTTTATTGCTGAATACGCAGAGCGACCACCGCTTGCCCGTGTATTCTACGAAGATATCTTGATGGCCTCAGTATATTACGGATATCCATTACTTGTGGAAAACAACAAGTATGGAATTGTAAGATACTTTGAATCAAGAGGTTACGATAATTACATTATGGATAGACCCCAGCATTTAACACCGCCAAATCAAAAGGGTAATGTCAGAACTAAAGGTGTTCCATCAAACTCTCAGGAATTCATTCAGGCTCACGCTCAAGCAATTGAATCTCATATACATGAACACATAGGATTTAACGCTGATACTGGTGAGTATGGCAGAATGTATTTTGATAGAACTCTTGAGGATTGGATTGGATATAAGATAGATGACCGTACAAAGTTTGACTTAACAATTAGCTCCGGTTTAGCTCTTCTTGGGGCTCAAACAGTTATGCAGACCCGAAAGCAAGCAGACTTCTCAGACAAAGTATTCTTCAGACGCTACCGCCATAATATCTAAGTTTTTATTATAGTTATATTTGCAGTTGCAAGCGTGCTATTATTTAAACTAAGCGTTTATGAATCAGGGTAAAGAATTAAAACCCTCTGGTAACTTCCCGGACCCGTTGGCTACATGGGACGTCAAGCAAACTAAGGCTTACGGCTTAAAGTACGCAAAGGCTATTGAAACGCAATGGGGCAGCGCAGACGATGAAGGAAGCTTATTCCGAAAGCGGTTAAAGGAGTTTGAACGCAACAGAGATTATGCTAATGGTACGCAAGACACTTCTATCTATAAGCAAATCCTAAACTCTCTCGACCCTAACAACGGCGATGGGTCGTTATTAAATATTGACTGGTCTCCGGTTCCTATTGTACCCAAGTTCGTTAAGATTGTAGTAAACAAGATTCTATCTAAGCGTCCATATCCAAATATTGAAGCCGTAGACCCCTTGTCTATATCTGAAAAGGAAAAGAAAAAAGCTGAAGTAAAGGCTGGAGTTGATTTAAAGCCATTACTGTCTCAGATTGAACAGCTCGGAATTTCAACTGGTTTTGATGTAAATGCGTTACCGGACAGTGCAGAGGAAGCTGAAATATTCTTAGATACAAATATTAAAATCTCAAGCGAGATTGCCACTCAGCTTGCTACCGAATTAACTCTCTCTTGGAATGACTTCGGAGATAAGATTTACAGAAGAAATGTAGATGATTTAGTTGCTTTGGGAATGGCTGTCGTAAAGAGAGACAATGACCCAAACTATGGAATCACTGAGGAATATGTAGACCCATCATATTTTATTCATAGCTATACAGAGGACCCAAACTTTTCCGACCTTATTTATGGTGGTCATGTTAAGCGAATGACAATCATGGACCTCAAAAGAGTAGCTGGAGACCAATTCTCAGAGGAGGAGTACGAGAAGATGGCTAAGATGGTTCAGTACAAGTTCAACAATAATCCCAATAAGATTACTCAATCTTATTACGATAAGAACTTACAACGTTCGATGTTTGGGTATGATGAATATGTTATTGAAATTCTAGATTTTGAATTCTTATCCGTTGATTGTATTTATTTTGAAGAGAAGGAGTCTAGATTCGGAAACGTAGGATTCTACCATAAAGGATTTAAATACGAGCCTTCTAGAGATAGTGTTTACGATAGAAAGCCATATAAAATGGACACGACTACCGTTTATGGTGGTAAGTATATTATCGGGACTGAATACATCTTCGATTATGGTCTTAAAAAGAACATTCCTAAGAATGTGCACGACCTTACAAGAGCCCGTCTTTCTTATTCTGTTGTAGCAACAAACATGCGTAGAATGATGCCTAAATCTATGGTATCTAGCGTAATTAGTTTTGCTGACCAACTACAATTGACACACCTAAAGATTCAACAAGCTATTGCAAAGGCGAAACCTGACGGCCTACTTATTGATATCGAAGGACTTGAGAATGTGCAACTTGGTCGCGGCGGAGAACTTAACCCACTTGATATCCAAGATATATACGAACAGACTGGTGTGTTCTACTACCGTTCTAAAAATCCAGAAGGTGGTTTTCAAAATCCTCCCGTTCGTTCATTGGAGAATGGTATCAGGAACATTAATGAATTGATTTCCTTATACAATCATTATCTTAGAATGATTCGAGATGCTACAGGTCTTAACGAAGTAGTTGATGGTTCAACACCTAAGGGCGAGCAATTAGTTGGAGTAAGACAGCAGGCTATTGAAGCGTCAAACAATGCTGTTTACGATATCACTAATGCTTCTATGGTTCTTTTCAAGAAAGTATGTGAAGATATTGTTAGGTGCTTACAGATTTTACCAATAGAAAGCGTATTATATCGCACATATGAAAAGGCAATTGGTAGCACTAATATGGGTATTATCTCTTCTTTCTCCGAGTTGCCAATGTATAACTTTGGAGTACAGGTTGTTACCGAAATGGAAGATGTAGATAAAGCATACTTGGAAGCAAATATTCAACAATCCTTGTTGCAAAAAGAAATCGACTTAGAAGATGCTATTGCTATCCGTAGACTGAAAGATGTTAATCAAGCTGAGCAGTTGTTGGTTGTTAGACGCAAAAAGCGTATTAAACAACAGCAAGAGATGGCTCAAGCTAATTCACAAATGCAAGCTCAAGCAAATGCACAAGTGGCTCAAGCAACGTCTCAAGCTAAAATGCAAGAAAGCCAGTTGCAAGCTCAATTGGAGGCTCAAAAGATTCAATTGGAGGCTCAATCTCAAGCTCAATTATTACAGTTGGAGTATCAGTTAAAGATGCAACTAGAAGACCTCAAGGGTAAATATGGAATAACCGAGCAGCAAATTCAATCCGGAAATAAGCAGGAATTGGAGGGATTAAAAGAAGATAGAAAAGACGAAAGATTAAAGAAGCAAGCTGTTGAACAGTCTAAACTTATTTCTCAGCGTCAAGGAAGTCGTGGTGAACTTCAAGGAGAGTCAGACATGATTAGTCAAATTTTAGCCTCCTAAATAAAAGTATCTTTGTAGCATGGCAGTTAGCGTAAACTTAGATATTGCAAAGCGAGTAGATATCACCTGTAGAAAGGGTGACACATTTACTATTTCTTTGACATTTACAGATGTCAATGGAGACGATATGCCTGTAGATAACCATGCATTTCGTATGGCGGTAAAAGAGACCGACACATCAGCGGCAGATATTATTGCTACAAGTGATTTTACGTTTGATGTAGACCCCGCAAATGTTGTCACAATCACCTGTCAATATGACGTGATGGAAACAAAACCGGCGGGTCTATATGTATATGACCTCCAGAGTAAGGTTGGAAATGTTGTTCGTACTTGGGTTTATGGAATATTCAAAATCAACGAGGACGTAGCGACATGACAAACATCTCTATCGTAAATGGCGAACAGGTAAATCTTGATGTTAGTAATCAAGTAGCGAGCGGCATTTCTGTTGTTTCTCAACCAACGTCATCTGTGTCTGTTGCTGGAATTGTTTCCGGTAAAGGTGATTCTCATTTTGTATATACTCAATCTACTCCTGAATCAGTTTGGGAAGTTACACATAGCCTCAATAAAAAGCCATCAGTTACTGTTGTTGATTCAGCGGATACTGTGGTAATTGGAGAGGTTGAATATTTATCATCAAACGCTGTGCGATTAACCTTTGTCGGGGCCTTTAGTGGCAAGGCATACTTTAACTAATGAGATATGGCTATTAATTATCTATCTTCTATTAACCTTGGCAAACTGGAACTCCAGAATGCTAGGGTACACAACTTAGCAGGCGCTCCATCGTCTCCTGTTGCTGGTCAGATTTACTACAATACGACTGACAACACAATGTACTTCTATAATGGCACCGATTGGGTTGATACCAAGGGTGACATTCAGGAGGTTATTGCTGGCGCTGGTCTTACTGGCGGTGGCTCTGGGGGTTCGGTAACCCTCACGGTTGGTGCTGGAACTGGTATTGTTGTAAACAGCGATGACGTACAGCTTGACTTACTTCACACAAGAAACGTAGCGCACGATACCATTGACCTTACGGCAGGTGCCGGTTTGACCGGTGGTGGTGCTATTGACGCATCTCGCACGTTTGCTGTTGGTGCCGGTACGGGTATCACGGTAAATGCCAATGATGTACAGTTGAAGAATGCTGGCAACTTGACTCAGTATAAGTTGTTGATGTGGGGCGCTGACCAGCTTGAGCAACCAAACATCACTCGCACGGTAGATTTAAATGATGATGAGACCATTACCTTCGGAGGTGCTGAGGTTGTTATCTCAGGTAATCTTACCGTTAATGGCACTACAACTAGCGTAAACTCCAATGAGGTTAACATCGGTGATTCAATCATCAAGTTGAACTCTGACGAGACTGAAGCAGCTACGCAGAACGCAGGTTTTGAAGTTGAGCGTGGAACAGATACCAATGTATCGTTCATCTGGAATGAAACAAACGACTACTTCTCTACTGTAGACCAGAAGCTCCACATCGGTACGGTTGACACAATGACCCCCGATGGTACAGACTTCTTCTATATGTATGAAAATGCATCGGGAGAGACTGGCATCGTTAAAAAAGCCAACGTAAACACCATTGCCGACCTTCTTGGCGCTCCTAAGTGGTTCACACTTGATTCATCACAGGATTCTGTTTCCAAGACTGGTAATGCTTATACCATCACTCACGACTACAACACGCAGAGAATTATGGTTCAGGTCGTGGACTCAACGAATTTTGAGACCGTATTCGTTGACACTTCTCGCCCCAGCACTTCAACTGTGACCATTTCGTTTGCGAACTCCGTAACCGAAGGTGATTACATTGCTATCCTTTCTGCTGCTAAGCTGAATGGTGACTCACTCGTTTATGAGGGCTTGACTCAATCACCCTGATGGAGTGAATTTTAACTAACTGAGGAGGGGGCTGGCTTATGTCACGCCCCCTTTCTTTTTCGTATTTTTGACAAATAGAATAGGGCCATGTCACAAAAGTTTTTTAGCGATATTACATTAAGCACGCTATCTTCTGGAATCCTGAAGGTAGACGCAGACGGAAAGATTGTAAAAGCCGTTGCGGGTACTGACTACTTAGACACGGCCACCATTGGCAGCCTTGACGCACTAAGTGATGTCGTTATCACAAATCCAACCGCAGACCAGATTTTAGCTTATGGTCAGCCCATTGGTGGAGACCCCGGTGTTAATGTGTGGTATAACAAGACCCCATCGTTTTTAAATAGCGCATCGTCTATTGGCGCTCTTGGTGATGTAACAATCGGCACAACGGCTGTAGGTCAGTTGCTGTCTTGGAACGGAAGTGCTTGGGTTAACTGGTCTCCGAACTTCTTAACCTCTTATACGGAGTCTGACCCTATTTATACGGGTTCGTCTTGGTATACCACTATTAACAACTCAAGCAACTGGGACACGGCTTACGGGTGGGGTAACCACGCAGGTCTCTATTCTCTTACTTCCCACACGCACAATGTATTCACTCAGGCGACTTCTGAGGTCGTTGGTGGCGATGAGGTTATTATTCCCGGCTCTAACGGTTTTGTTCCTGCTTCGGGTTTTGATGATACTGGAAAGTTCTTGCGTGCTGATGGCACTTGGCAGACGGTCACTACAGACCTTACGGGCTACGCTACGGAGACTTGGGTGGGTCAGCAAGGGTACCTTACATCTCTTCCATCTCACGACCACGATGATAGATATTATACTGAGACCGAGTCCGACAATAGATTTGTTAGTTACGAAAATGTCAGTAGAACAGTTCCTCCGTCTGGAGGCTGGTATAGGCTTGCGAAAATAGCCCGTGGAGGTGCTAGAATTGCTATATCGTATACCGGAGGGAGCAATAGTCCACACACATTTGTAATTGACGCATATAAAAACTGGTCTAGCGATGCTAGTATCAAAGTAGAAAAATACGGACAAGCAAACTACATAACCGCTGTTCGTATAATTCAAGTCCCAGATGGAGGTAATGAGGACTATTATATTGAGGCTCTGTTTGCTGACCTTTCATCAACTGAACACCAAATAGCCTGTTATTATCAAGAGCTTCTTGGGTATACGGCACTGTCTGAAGTATTTAGAGTATCTGCAGGTTCAGAACTTTTAGCATCATCATCCGAAGCAGAAGACATCCCTATTGAAATTGTTTCGGTCGGGGGAGAGGGTGTATATACTCAAAATGGTGGATTTAGCGGAAGCCTTAGCGTTGGCGGTACTATATCAACAACCACTGGAAGTTCTTCCAACTGGGACACAGCCTACGGATGGGGTAACCACGCATCAGCAGGATATCTAACATCATACGAGAACAACTATATCTCAGATGTAAGGGTTGTAGACACAAGCCTTGTATTTAGTGGTGAAGGGAATGCGTACAACGAATCAGTAGACCTTTCTGCTTTACCATTCCAAGCGCAGGGTAGTTACTTGACTGCCGAGTCTGATACGTTAGATACTGTTGTAACAAGAGGAAACTCTACAGACTCTAACATTAGAGTTAAAAGACCATCAAACAAAGTAGACAACAACGGAAACCCAATTGAATTTGGTGGACGTGTAGAGTTTAACAATGACTTTGTTTCTGGTCAGTCTGGATATATGGCATTCAGATACCCAACCTATAATAATTTCCTTATTGGCGGTGACTATGATGGTAACATTGGTGGGGCTGTTCCAAATATTCAGTTTGGTCGCAGCAATGGAAGCGTTTATATGCATATTGCTGCACAAGGAGGAACAGGTAACGTAGGTATTGGTACTACTAATCCAACATATAAACTAGATGTATATGGAAATATAAGAGCTGGAGGAGCAGACCCACTGCTTATTCTTCAGCCTGATTCCGGTACTTATGCTTTTTTTCAGAAGCTCTCTACATCAAATGGAAACTATTTACGTCTATACGATGGCACACATTATTCTACATTTTGGAAAGACGGCAACGTAGGCATTGGTACTGATAGTCCTCAAGCAGTTGGTGCAGCTTGGACTACCCTTGAAGTTCAAGGAAAGTCAACTGGAGGCGGTGGAATAGTTTACACAGCAAATAATGGAGCAAGTGTTAAATCCCACTTTTATTCTGATGGTACAGGCGGTTATATTGGAACACAAACAAACCACTTTTTTGGATTTACTACAAATAATACTGAGGTAGCAAGATTTACAGCAGGTGGAAACTTTGGTATTGGTATAATACCAGCAAGCAATGAAAGATTTTCAGTAAACGCTGCTGAGGGTGTATGGGCATTAGCTGCATATCGTAGCGGTACTATTATAGGCGGTATTCACACAAACGATTCAGTTCTTCAAGTACAAGGAGACTCTGGAAAAGAAGTTCGTCTTTCAACTTCTGGAAACGCAACCTGGAATGGTGATGTACTTGCAACTAGAGTATGGGTAGCAGCTCAAGGATACCTAACCTCAGAGACAGACTCACAAGAACTTGAGTGGAATCAAGCAGAGAAACTGCTTACCATTAGCAACGGCAATACGGTAGACCTAAGCCAAATGGCTTCCGTCTCTGACATTGAGGACGCTGGTTTCATTACTGCTGAGTCAGATACATTGGCTACGGTTACCGCTAGAGGTGCTACTACGAATGGAAACATTGTAATCAATGGTGAAGCAACCATTCAGAATAACGGATACCTAAGGCTGATTGCTGGTAGTTCACAGATATCTGGATTCACTGTATTTAATGCAGCGCAAACTGGATATCTAAGTAATAGAATCACAACTAGTGACCACGCAAGAGGCTGGGGTTGGGAGTTCACAACAAACGAGGCAACTAATGATGCTGGAGCCGTTTACTTTAGAGTTGGATACAATGGCGCTGATTCATATCTAAACTCAGGAAATTTTGGTATTGGTACTACTAGTCCAAGTTATAAACTTCACGTAGATGGAGGAAATACAGGTAATTCACTTTTTGTAAATGGGTATGTAAATGGTAGTGCTTACGGTCAAAGTAATAGGTTTGTATTAGAATCAGCCACAAGATTATGGTTCTATGACTCTAATGCTCAGATTTACAGGGATTCTTCTACGCTGAAGTTATATGGTAATGATGGTATCGCATTTGAAGCCGATGGCGCTGAAAAAGTTCGCATCACTAGCGGAGGCAACGTAGGCATTAATACTCAAAGTCCTTCAGACTTTCTTCATATTAGAAGTGGTATTGGTTGGGGAGCCAGAATTACATATACCGGAGATGATAGCTATTTAAGACTTTCTTCTAATCAGGTAGCAGCTTTTAATTCTTCTAATGGTGCAGCTGATTTATACCTTAATGCCAATAGTAGTGGGAATGTGCTATTTACTGGAGGCGGCAACGTAGGCATTGGTACTACGGACTTTTCTGATTATGCTTTTGGAAGTCCCATACTTAAAATAGCAGGTAGCCGTGCAACTCTTGGGCTTACAAGTTCTGGAAGTCTTGCTACTATAGCTTTAATAACTAATAATGACCCCGCAAAGGGCATTCACTTAAACCATCAGCTGGACGGTTCATTCAGATGGTATCAATATTCTGTAGGTGCTGAAACTTTTACACTTAATGCATCCGGTAACGTAGGTATTGGTACTACAACACCGGATTATAAATTACACGTGGTTGGTTCTTTAACATCAACCGGTGACACAATACTTGCAAATGCAATAAATAGCCCGATAAAAAATGTAAACAATTACCCGGTATTTGAAGGACAAGGTGCGTCCGCACAATTTGGTTTTTCACGTTCTGGAAGTGGGAACGTAACATACATTGGTTCGGATAGCACGTATTTATTTAGATTATGGAACGAGAGTTTTAACAATGGATATTTAGATATATTACGAAACGGCAACGTAGGTATTGGTACTACTAGTCCAAGTAGTCCATTTACAGTAGCAACTGACGTTCGTGCTGCTTCATTAACGGCAACGGATTTGCGTCCTCAGTCGCAAATAAATCTACTTGGTGGGGGAGGTGACTCTTTGTTTATAGGACAGTTGACAAACTCGACTGTCTATATGCAATCATCGTACTTCAATGCTACTCTTGCTACATACCCAATATCAATCAACCCATTAGGAGGCAACGTAGGCATTGGCACTACTAGTCCATCTCAAAAGCTTCACGTTGCTGGAACTGCGTTTATTGATAATGGTTCAAATAGCACTTTATACTTTGTTAATACAAGTAACTACATAGCATACGATAGTACACCTAATGCTTATTTTAGAGCTAGTGGTGCTCATTATATTGAAGGTAACGGTTTCTATAAAGGTGTATGGGCTTCTAACGGTAATTTAGGTGTTGGGACTACCAATCCATTACACAAGCTTCACGTAGACGGCACAACATATACGTCATTCCTCCGTGCAAATACTTCAAGCATAAATGATGGTTATGGTGCTACAATTTTTGGTTCTTGGACTGCTGATGGTAAGTATCTAACAAGAAACTGGCATCACGCTGATGGTGGTAACACTTGGCCCGGTCTTGATTATATAACTGGACTAAGTGATGCTCCTATTGGTAGTACTGCAATTAGAAACAATGGTGCTTGGCAAGGTGTTAGACAAAGAGGTTGGACTCCTGTAGATATTACTAAAACATATAGGATTTCTGTTTGGTTTAGGTCAGTAGAAGGAAATCCTTATTGTTATGCTTCACTTACTCAAGCCAACTACGACTTAGTACAAAATAACAACGGAGGCTGGGGTAATCCTTACTTTTGGTCTGGTGTGCCACCAACAGAATGGACCGAGTACACAATGAACATTGGCCCTTCGGGAAGCGGTGCGCAGTATACTTGGGCTTCCGATACACGTTATGCTCAAGTTGGTGTTCTTCTTAACTATCTATATGAAGGCCACGATGGCACTGCTGAGTTTTCTGGATTCAAGATTGAGGAGGTAGACAATACGCTTGCAGCAAATACTAACGCCCTTGGTCACCTTTATGTAAATGGCGGAATTACATCTTACGACAATACATATATCCACGGAAATATTTTCTTGACTGGAACAGCTACTACTAGCAATCAGGCAAGAACTATTGACTTTACTGGTTTTGATAAAGAAGGAACTACTGATTTTAGCGATAGAGCCTACATTCAGCACACCACAAATACTGGGGGTCACGCTGGCTCTGTGCTTGTTATTTCATCAGAGAATGATGCTGACGATGGTATTGCATTCCTTTCTAGCAGTAAGTTAAAGCATAATAGTAATAACATTGCTACTGAATCTTGGGTTCAAGCTCAAGGCTATCTCACCTCAGAGACAGACTCACAAACACTTGACTGGAGTCAAGGAGAAAAAACTCTTACTATCAGCAATGGTAATAGTGTTGACCTTGCTCAGATGGCATCTATTCAGGATGTAGAGAACTACGGCTTTATTACTGGGGAGTCTGACACATTAGCTACGGTTACTGCTAGAGGTGCTAGCACATCACTTCAACTAGGCCTTGGTGGTGGATACAATGTTCCGGATGGAATAACAAACTATGGTTCGCACTACCAGACGAACGACTACACCACTATGACATTCTTCTCTCGTGCTTGGTCATCAGTACAGGGAACAAATGGATTAGCTTATACATTTAACACACATACAAACGCTGGTGCTGGAAACTATCAAGCATTGCAGATTTACTACGGTGAGTCAGGATATGTTTATGCACCAACATCTTTTAGAGCGCCATCATTTCACGGTGACTCTATAAAAATTGGAATAGCAGGCTCAATCCCAACAGTTGACTATGGGATATTCCATCAAAGTGGTGTGGGTCTTGGTATTGCATCGGGCGCTGGTGGCTCTGCCCAAGGAATAGATTTCTGGAGTCACAATGGAACAAGTTTCTTTCAAAGCGTTCGCATTGCGGGTAGCACTGGAAATGTAGGTATCGGTACTACTAGCCCTTCTTACAAACTAGACGTTGGTGGTTCACTTAGAACTACTGGGTCAATAACTGTAGATAGTGGTAACCAAATTAACTTAGACCAAAATTATGCTGTTCACGGATACTTAAAATTCTCAGCCGCTACATTTGGCGGAGAGAGTGCATTTGGTATGGTCGGGTACTATGGTATTGCACTTAGTACAAGACAGGGTACCGGAATAACGCTTAGAGGAGATTCTAATAACGTAGGTATTGGTACTACGACCCCACAGAAAAAGCTAGACGTAAACGGTAGTAAAATTGTAGCGTCATTTGGAGGGCCAATCGGTACTGGAGATTTTGCTGGAATTCATTTTGGTTATTCTGAGACAACATATAATAATGACGCATATAAAAAGTCAGCAATTGTTTTTGAAAGAACCGATAATCACGGACAAGGTGGCAATGCTTCGGGTAGGATACATTTCTTGCTGAATAATATAAGTAGCGCTTCTGCCACCAGCCTTTCACATTCTGTAGTTACTATTGACACAGATGCTTCTGCTACTCAGGGTTCAGCAAGAGTTGGTATTGGTACTACGAGTCCATCTACTGCGCTCCAAGTAAACGGTGTAATTACAGCCACGGGAGGTAACTCTACAAACTGGAACACAGCCTACGGCTGGGGTAACCACGCAACCGCAAACTACTGGAGCACATCTTCTCCTGACCCACAAATCATCGCAGCAGGAAGCGTTACTTTCCAATACGATGTAGAGGTACAAGGAACATTCTCAGAGACATCGGCAAGACGTTACAAGGAAAACATCGTTGACCTTGAGCCTGTAACAGATAAGGTTTATGCACTTCGTCCTGTACGATATAATAAGATAGGAACTCAAACTCAAGAGATTGGTTTGATTGCCGAAGAGGTAGCAGAACTATTCCCTGAGGTTGTACATTACAATGACGAGGGACAGCCTGAGTCACTAAACTACACGAGACTGTCGGTCTTACTTTTGCAAACGGTTAAGGAGTTATCGGAGCGTATCCAAAAATTAGAGAACAAATAATATGGCTAATCTTTTAAGCACGAACGTAAACGGAATACTTTCTGTATATAATAGT